ATGAGTGAAAGCAAAATTGTGAAGGCTGCTGTTGCATCTGAGATGGCGGCCAAGCCTGCTGCCAAGACACGCGGACGACCAAAGAAAGCAGTCAGTCTATCTACATTGACGGTCAGGGATGCGATTGCCAAAGCTGGCGAAGAACTGGGCGGTGCCTTGCGTCTGGCGCAATGGGCAAGGGAAGACCCGACCAATGAAAAAGCTTTTTGGACAGTGTTGTATCTGAAGATTTTACCCCTGCAAGTTAATGGGGCCGGAGAAAACGGTGAGCATCTGATCAGCGATATCGCCATCAAACTGGTCAAGCCGAATGCAGATTGAATGCGAGTTTCCTGAAAAGCTGGAATTTTTATTCCAGCCAGCGCGTTACAAAGTGGCGCGTGGTGGGCGCGGTAGTGGTAAGTCCTGGGGCTTTGCACGCGCCTTGCTGTTGCTGGGTGTGCAGAATGTGGAGCGGATTTTATGCGCACGCGAATTGCAGAAATCGATCAAGCAATCTGTGCATCAGCTCTTGCGTGACCAGATTGCAGCGCTAGGCTTGAGTCATTTCTACCAGGTATATGAATCAGAAATTCGCGGCATGAATGGCACGCGTTTTTATTTCAGCGGTTTGTCTGACCAGACGGCTGACAGTATCAAGTCTTTTGAAGGTTGCACCAAGGTGTGGATTGAAGAAGGCCAGAGTGTGTCGGACAGGTCATGGAGTATTTTGATACCGACAATACGCACAGCAGGCTCAGAAATCTGGGTGACTTATAACCCTGAACTGGAAACTGATCCTACCCATCAGCGTTTTGTTGCAAGACCACCGCATGACTGTGTCTCTATCTTGATGAACTGGCGCGATAACCCCTGGTTCCCTGAAGTGCTGGAAAGAGAAAGACAAACCTGCATGCAGCGCGAGCCTGAAGCTTATAAAAATATCTGGGATGGTGAATGCAAACCTGCAGTCAGTGGGGCGATTTATTACCACGAAGTTGCTGGCGCTCAGGGGAGGATTTGTCATGTGCCGTATGACCCTCTGCTGAAAGTGCATGTGGTGGTTGACCTGGGCTGGAATGATGCGATGGCGATCAGCCTGGTGCAAAGACAAAGTTCAGAATTGCGGGTGATTGAATATCTGGAAGACAGCCATCAGACGCTGGATTATTACTCGGCCTTGTTGAAGAAAAAAAATATGAACTGGGGGAAATTATTTTTGCCTCACGATGGTCGCAACAAGGACTTCAAAACCGGCAAGAGCGCAGAAGAAATCATGACAGCTCTGGGCTGGGATGTGGCGATCACTCCCAGCATGAGTGTGGAAGATGGCATACGCCTGACGCGCATGACATTTGGACGCTTGTGGTTTGACGCTGACAAAACTGCACGCCTGATTGAATGCGTGAAGCGTTATCGCCGTGTGATTAATCAAAGCACGAATGAAGCTGGCGCACCCTTGCATGATGAGTTCAGCCATGGTGCGGACAACCTGCGCTATATCTGCATCAATGCAGAGGCGATGTCGAACGAAGAATGGGGCGGCAAACTGACTTACCCTAAATTTACTTATGCATAGAGGATGGAATGGCTAAAGCTTTATCTCAAGACGAATTGAAAGCACTGGTGCAGACAGAAATGCGCCAGAGCCTGGGTTATTCATCTTCGCGTTTGTCGCAAGCCAGGCAAAAGGCGGAATATTATTATCTGGGTCTGGCGGTGGGTGATTTGTCACCACCAGAAGTGGATGGCCGTTCATCGGTAGTTTCTACCGATGTGCGTGACACCATAGAGTCTATGCTGCCGCAATTGATGGTGACGTTTTGCGGTGGTGATTCCATCGTGGAATTTGAGCCGCAAAACCCGGACGATGAAGCCAGGGCCAAGGCTGCGACTGAGTATATCAATTACCTGTTCTTTAAAAAGAACAATGGTCACAAGATCGCTTATGTGTGGATGAAGGACGCTTTGCTGCAGAAAAATGGCATCGTCAAAGTGTGGTGGGATACTCGCTTTGAAGAGGCGAAAGAAGAATACAAGGGGTTGAACCAGATAGAGCTGGCGCAAATTCTGGATGACCCGGAAATTGAGGTGATAGCCCAGCAGACTTATCCGGATGAGGATGATGCCAAACAGCGTGAGCAGGCGGTCGAACAGATCAACCAACAAATCAGTCAGCAAATGCAGCAGGCACCGCAAGCGAACGCTCAGCAACCCGGACAGCCGCCTGGCCAGCCAAGTATGCCGCCAGCTAATCCAGCTGTGCAACAGTTGCAAGCGCAGTTGCAGCAAATCCAGTCACAGCCACCTGAAATGTTTTATGACATTACTTGCAAGCGCGTAAAGACTGGCGGCAAGATACAGATCGACAATGTGCCACCTGAAGAATTTCTGATTGCGCGTAATGCCAAGGATATACAGACGGCCAAATTTGTCGGGCATAGAGTACAACGTACAGTGTCTGAGCTGAAATCCATGGGTTACAAGAATGTGGACAATATCAGTGGTGAAGACCAGGGCCAGGCAGTAAATCTGGAACGCATTGAGCGACTGAGCTGGAATGATGAAAACGCCTATTTGTCGGATGAAGTCACTAATGCTGATGAAAGCCAGCGCAAGATCTGGATCACGGAAGCGTATGTACGTTGTGATTTTGACGGCGATGGTATCAGTGAATTGCGCAAGGTGACAGTAGCCGGCAATGAGTTGCTTGACAATGAAGAGGTGGATTTCATCCCCTTTGTTGATATAACGCCTGTGCCATTGCCGCATACTTTCTTTGGACTGTCGATTGCCGACCTGGCGATGGAAAGCCAGAAAACCAAGACCAGCATCTTGCGCAGCCAGCTTGATAATCTTTATCTCAATGTTAATGGTCGCTATTACGCCGTTGAAGGTCAGGTGAATCTGGATGATTTGCTGACTTCACGGCCAGGTGGCGTGGTGCGTATCAAACAGCCTGGTGCAGTAGGACGACTTGACCAGGCGCAGGGCAATACAGGTGAGGCCATGGGTTTGCTGGAATATATTCAGCAAGACCTGGAAAACAAGACAGGCTGGACACGCTATAGCCAGGGCAATGACTCTGATGGCTTGAATCAGACTGCGCAGGGCATGAATATCATCACCAACAAGGCAGATATGCGACTGGATTTGATCTCGCGCAATTTTGCGGAAGGCTTCACTGAATTGTTCAAGCTGGTGTTGAAATTGATATGCCAGCATCAGGACAAGAAAGCGCAGGTCAGGTTATCAAATGGCTGGGTGGATATTGATCCGCGCGAATGGCGTAACCAGTTTGATGTAAGCATCAATGTCGGTATAGGTCTGGGTAACAAAGACCAGAAAGTAAATCATTTGATGGCCTTGCTGGCGCAACAGGAAAAGGTTTTTCCTTTGGGGATAGCGAACCCGCAAGGGATTTACCAATCCAGTTCTGAGCTGGCGCGTTTGCTGGGATTTAAGAACGGCGACAAGTTTTTTAGCGACCCTGCCAAAAATCCACCGGCTCCACCACCGCCACCTGATCCTGCACAAATGCAGATGCAGGCTGAGCAGCAAAAGACGCAGATGCAAATGCAGGCGAGTAAAGAAAAACACATGATGGACATGCAAATGCGGGAACGTGAATTGCAGCAGGAAGCCATGCTGCGTGAACGTGAACTGCAACTGGAAGCACAAAAACAGCAGGCGCAGTCGCAGAATGATATGCAGGAACGTCAGCATAAAGCACAACTGGATGCACAGCTTGCCCAGCAGCGCATGGAATTTGAACGCTGGAAAGCGCAGCTGGAAGCAGAAACCAGGATGATGGTTGCCCGTATTGCGGCAGAAGCGAAGATGCAACCACAAGCTCAACTGGATGCTTGCATGGATGGTTTGAATGCGGGATTGACAAATGAACTGACAGGAGGGAATGATGAGCACATTTGAACAACGCGTACATGCAGCCAGCCGCGCCAGGGAAGTGCTTGAGAATGAAGCCTATCAGCAGGCTTTTGCTGATATAGAAAACGAGGTTACGGAAAAATGGAAAAACTCACCAGCACGCGACGCCGAGGGGCGGGAAAAACTCTGGATGTATCTGGCCATGCTGAAGAAACTCAAAAGCCAGCTCGATACGACGCTGGAGACCGGCAAGCTGGCGCAACTGGAAGTGGAGCACAAGCAAGGTCTGATGCATCGTTTGAAGAATTGGTGAAGGCGGTACAGGATTTCAAGGCCTGGAAGGATTCGGTTGCCATGGCCTTTCATCCGCATCCCACGGTGGCGATGATACAAACAGCCAAGGGCTGGGTCAGGGTGGCATGTGGTGAAGCTGCTTATCAGCTTAATAGTGGTGAATTAGTAAAAGTCTAGTGGTGGTCCGGCACACTGGGTGGCTGCGATAGCGGCTTTTCTGCCGGATAAATCTTAACGCCGTGAGGCGCCGGGAATGGGTGGAAGTCCCATTCATTGATTGGAGATGGAATATGGATAATCAGGTAACTGAACCCACAAGTAGTGCTTTGAATGTCGATGGTGCAGCGCAAGCCATGGGCGCTTTTCTTGAACCGCAGGCACATGAAAAAAGTGTCCAGGCTCTGGAGAAGGAAGTTTTGGATGACTTGAACGGCCGGAGAGACAGGAATGATACTTTGTCTGCCGAGTCAGTCAATGAGGATGCAGAGCAGGACTTGTATGCCGGAGATGATGAGGCTGTCACCATTGTAGTAGATGGCAAGACTGTCAATTTATCCAAGGCAGAGTTGGCAGACGCCTATAAAAATGGCTTGCGTCAATCCGACTACACCAGAAAGACCATGGAAGTAGCTGAGCAGCGCAAGGCTGCCGAAGCTCAAATCCATAGAGCCAGCCAGGAGCGCCAGGAATATGCCAGCAATCTGCAAAAGATGGCCGCGCAAATCGAAGGCGCTTTGAACCAGCAACAGCAGATAGACTGGGAACATCTGCTGGACAATAACCCCGCTGAATATCTGAAACAGCAGCACCTCTATCAAAGGAGACAGGCCGCCTATCAGAAAAATGTTCAACAACAACAGCACCTGGCGCATATTGCCCAGGCAGAGCAGGCACACCATCTGGAGTCTGTGCTCCATACGCAGCAGGAAGAACTTCTTGCCAAGCTACCGGACTGGAAAGACAGCAGAAAGGCTGAAGCCGAAAGTAATGCCATTCGCCGCTATTTACTGGAACAAGGTTTTGAGCATCAACTGGTAGACAGCATTGCCGACCACAAGGCAGTTTTACTGGGGCGTAAAGCCATGCTGTACGACGCCATGATGTCTAAAGCCAATGCGGCAGCCAAACGTGTGACGAGCATACCGCAAAAGGTAGTCAGGCCGGGTGTGGGCGAATCGCCCGGTGGTGATGGTCGTCAGGCTGCCATGCAGCGTCTTGCCAAATCTGGCAGAGTTGAAGACGCAGCATCTCTTTTTGCAAAATTTATTTAAGGTCGCGAGACCCCGGAGAAATCTATGACAGCACCAAGCAATACTTATGTAACGACCAGCGCAATCGGTAACAAGGAAGATCTTAGCGATATCATTTACCGCATTTCCCCAACCACTACGCCTTTGATGAACATGGCTGCCAAGGCCAAGGCCAGCAACACGCTGCACGAATGGCAAACGCAGGATCTGGCCAGCGCAGTGACCACCAATGCGCAAGCTGAGGGTGACAATGCCACGGCCAAGAGCGTGACACCGACCGTGCGTTTGAGCAACCGTACCCAGATCGCATCGAAGACCGTCATCGTCTCTGGTACTCAACAAGCGATGAACCCGGCGGGCCGCAAGGATGAACTGGCTTACCAGTTGTCCATGGCTTCGCTGGAATTGAAACGTGATATGGAATCGGCCTTGTGTCAACTCGATGTTGCTGCAACTTCACCGCGCCAGGCACGTGGCCTGGTCGGTTGGGTGGTTGATAACGTCGATAATAATGCCGGTACTTTGGCATCCTATACCGGCAATACTGGCCGCACTGTCGGTACACCGCGCGCTTTTACTGAAGCACAGTTGAAGAATGTTTTGCAGAAATGCTATAGCGCGGGTGGCGAGCCGGACACCATCATGGTCGGCCCTGCGCAGAAACAGACTTTCTCTACATTTTCTGGTAACGCTACACGTTTCGATAAGTCGGAAGATGCGAAACTGTATGCGGCGATTGATGTGTATGTATCTGACTTTGGCTCCTTGAAGGTCGTGCCGAACCGTTTCCAGGCGGCGCGTGATGTGTTTGTCTTGCAGGCAGACAAGCTGGCACTGGCTTACCTGCGCCCGTTCAGCACCATCGAACTGGCAACGACAGGCGATGCAGTACAGCGCGAACTGGTGGTGGAATACACGCTGGAATGCCGTGCACCGAAGGCGCATGGTGCGATTTACGACGTCTTGTAATTTTTGATGTTCTAATAAGTAGGCATTAGTTTTTGATGGCTGCATGGAAAAAGCTGGCGGGTGTAAGCCCCGCCTTTTTCAATTGAATTAAAACGCTGTGAAGCGCAGGAGGTTTTATGAATGGTGGATATATCACCGTTTCGAGTCAGACCACCGGGGTGGCAATAGTCACTTCGGGTACGTCTGCATCTGCAACTATTCCCACAATGTCCAGCGGTGAATTACCGCGCTTTATCCGTATTGCTGCGACCGCGCCAGCTTGCGTGCGCCTTGGCAAATCATCTGCGACTGCTCTGAGTACCGATTTGCAGGTGCAGCCTGGTGACGCTGTCATTCTGAGTGTGAATGGCAATGACAGAATAGCCGCAATACAGGTGGCTGCTGCAGGCGTGGTGCAGGTTTCTCCGCTGGAGAATATGTAATGGCAGTTACGACCAATATCCACGTCGAAGGTGGTGATGTCACGTTTGAGCGGGTACAGGATTGCACAGCCATTGCTGAGCATACCCAGGCTCTGCATAAGGAAGGACGACATGGCTCAACTGACATGCGACATGCTGCATCTTTTCCCATGGTGATTGTGGAGAGATATCTGAATGACAAAGGTATCAGCTTCCAGGAATTCATGGCGGAAGCCGTACATGTAAAAAGCATGCTGGCTGACCCTGCACTGTCTGCTTTTCGTGTCTGGGGAGGCCGGGTATGAGCGCTATCACTGACTATGCAAGTTTACAAACAGCCGTGAGCAGCTGGTTGCATCGTACGGATCTGACACCGTTTATTGCCGATTTTATTGCTTTGGCTGAGGCAAAAATGTCATCGGACATCGTGGCACGACCCATGGATATACGTGGCAATTTGATGACAATAGCGGGTAATGCCTATGTGAATCTACCGCTTGATATGCTGGAAATGAGACGCCTTATCTTGCGTAGCGACCCGGTGACGGGGTTGCTTTACGCAACCCCGGATCAACTCAGTGCTGATCACGCAAGTGCAGCGACTGGCAAGCCAGTGGCATTTTCTGTCATTGGCCAGCAACTGCAATTGGCACCTATACCAGATGCAGCTTATCAACTGGAACTGACGTATCAGCAGCGCATACCCGCTTTAACAACTACCAATACGACGAACTGGCTGCTGGCAGCTTTCCCCAACGTGTATCTGTACGCTGCTTTATGTGCAGCGCAGCCGTTCATTATGAACGATGCGCGTATCCCGACTTTTGAAAAACTGTATCTGCAAAGTGTGGATGCCATCAATTCCATAGACTGGTATTCAGGTTCAACCATGCAAGTGAGGGCTAAATAATGGCATTGGAAACTGCAAGCTATATCAATGATCTGACAATCACGAATCCTACGGCATCTGATCCAAAATCCCAGGGCGATGACCACATCCGTATGCTGAAAACCGTATTGAAGGAATGCTTCGCTGGCTTTACTGGCGCGGTGATTATTACCGGTGCAGAAACAGGTACTGCGGCGGCACATATCCTGAACCCTGCTACTGCCTTGCTGGCTTACACTACGGGGCTGTTGCTGCTGTATCGGCCAGTAAATGTGGGAACGGGCGCTTTGACGGTGAATGTGTCTGGTCTGGGTGCGAAACCGGTCAAGACTTTGCTGGGCGCCGATCCTACTGCTGGCGATATCGTTGCCAACCAGCCATTGCTGTTGATGTATGACGGTACAAATTTTGTCATCGTCGCCGGGTCTGAGACTTTGCTGAAAACTGGCAATCAGACCATGACGGGTAATTTGACGATGGTCGGGAATCAGGTCGTCAATGGTGATTTGGCTGTATCTAATAATCTGGCGGTAGCAGGTAATCTAACGGGCCCTGCCATGCTGGCCAAGGGCAATGTTTCTGGCCAAACCTGGTCAGGAACGCAGGATTTTACTGCTGCAACAGTGACAGCCGCAACCAAAATAGCTGGTACTGCTACCAATGAAGTGGCAACCTGTGCCTTTGTAGTTGCTCAGGCTTTCTCTCCTGTTTTGCCCGGGCAAACCGGGAATGCGGGGAAAGTGCTGGCGACAGATGGCAGTAATGCGAGTTGGGTTAACAGTGGTCCACAAGTAGTGAATAAGACTGCGAATTACACGATTTTGACGACTGATATTGCAAAGGTAATTACATTAGCTGGCACAACTTCCGCTACCTTTATGACACCTGCTGCTGCAACTGCTGGCGCGGGATGGTACTGCTACATACACAATAATTGCAATGATACGGCTGCCGCAAGCAATCCTGTCACGCTGACTCTTGACGGTAATGCCGCTGAAACGATAGATGGTGTTTACACTTTAACAGAATATAGGAATGGTGCATTGTTAGTCATGACAGATGGCTCTAACTGGTCAACTTTGCGCTTGTCTGGAGGATTTGCGCGGTTTGTACAGACGGGAACATTTATCTGGCCAACTAAAGTAACTCATTGTTTTGTGGATGTAATTGGTGGCGGCGGTGGCGGCGGGAAATGCACTCCTGGGATGTCGGCGCTTAACGGAGCCGGCGGTGGTGGTCGTAGATTTGCGCTAGTGCCACCTTTGAGCGTAAATACAAGTACCACAACAACGGTAGGAGCTGGCGGAGTTGGGGCCACAAACACGGGTACTTCTGGAACGGCTGGCGGACAATCAAGTGTCCTACTAGTCAAGGCCGGTGGCGGAGCTGGCGGAGGCGCAGGCGGCGGCGGTGGTGGCATTGACAATGCGACAGGCGCAAATGGAGGGCTTCCAAATATTGCTACTGGGACGGGGATCACAATAGGTGCAACTAATGGCTATTCCAATAATATTGGATATGGGGGCGGTGGGGGCGGAGCAAATAATACTAATGGCGGCAATGCAGAATTTGGTGGTGGCGGTGGCGGAGGTGCAGGTAATGCAAACAATGGTTTTCCAGGCGGTTCATCGATAAATGGAGGCGGTGGCGGAGGAGGAGGTGGTGGGTATGCCAGCTCAACGGCTGGAACTGGCGGTGCCGGTGGGGCGAACAATAGTACCGTTGCAGGTGGTGGCGGAGTTGGTGGGGCAATTTCCCCGACAGCTGGAAATGCTGGAACATCACGTGACTTCGCTGCTGGCGATGGTGGTGGTGGTGGCGGATCAAACGGCGCTAATGGTGCAGCTGGTGGTGCGGGTGGAGTGCCTGGTGGTGGCGGTGGAAGTGGTGGGACTGGTTCTTCTACGATAGGTAATGGTGGTGATGGCGGTCGCGGTGAAGTCCGTGTTTTTTATAGGTGAAATATGAAAGTCCATATTGTAGAAAATGGCTTAGTCATCAATATGATCGAAGTTGAATCTGTTGAACGAGCCAGGTATCTATTTCCCAATTTGATTTGCATTGTAGATAGTAAGGCAACAATTGGTTTTGTATATGATGGTGAAAAATTAACTGAGCCGAAAACTTCTAAAGAAGATCAAAGAAAGTTGCTCTCTGACGAAATAATTTCTATTGAACGTGAAGATGGCTGCAATCGAAAGATAAGAGAACTGCTTCTTAAATTGAGTGACGCCAATGATTTTCCATATAAAAAATTAAAAGAAATAGACAATAAAATAGCCAAATTGCGCACACGATTGCAAGAAATTGGAGATTAGTTAAATTGATGTGTCGGCGTATGGCAAAGGTGGTAATGGTCTGGTTGTTGTTTACTGTTGGTGAATATGAAAAGTGCAGAAATTGAAAATAGCATCGTAGTCAATTTAGTGTCAGGTGTGGTGACTACTTACATCCCTTGTGATAATAGGGTTTCCATCGGTGATCATTTGGGATGGTAAGTCGTTTGCCAAGCTATTAATTGAAAAGGGAAAGCATGGAAACTAATTTTAATGGAGTTGGCGGAAATCCTACCAATCAGCGTTTGCAAATGAGTAAAGGTAGATCAGCAGATTGGTATACAGCGTTTGGACGAGTCGGGGATCAGGCGGGGATGGATTACTGGGACAAGGAAATCGCCAGTAAGGGAGAGGAGGAGGCACACCGCGCATTTTATAGTGCTGCATCCAAAGACATGCTGATGGGTAAGGGGATAGGTGCGGATAATTTGCAAAGCAATGCTGGCGCAAATACTGCCAGCAATTGGTATGCTCCCTTTGGCAAAGTAGGTGATCAGGCAGGTATTGATTACTGGAATAATGAGATAAAAAATAAAGGATATGATGTCTCTCATCATGCTTTTCAGATTGCGGCTGCTCAAAACGCGGTGAATGGTAAGGGAATCGGAAAAGGCGATCTGGAAAAAACGACGGTCAATACGCCTGTCAACAATCAAGTAACTGCGTCTGTGACGACACAAGGCAATTCACAAGCAGTCCAGCCAGCACAGCAGTCATTATCAAATGGCAAGCCACAGTCAAATGAACAATACATCAATTCAAATGGATCATGGATCAGAAACCCTGACTTTGACCCATTGGCTGAAGTACGCGGAAATGGCGGCTTCATGGCTGCTTATGCAAAGGATAATTCAATAGCCAACAAGATGGCTTATGCACAAAACGGCGTTGGTAACGCTGGCTATGATCCAGAATTTCTGCGTGCGACAAGACGCCAGATGGATTTAGCTGGTGGCATGGATAATTTCTTTGGAAACACGATGAATTCCACGCAAGAGCAATTGAATTTTCAAAATGCGCTACGGGGTATTACTGACGATCCATTTGCAGGTCAAAACTTGAGCGATGCATCAGTACAAGCAAGAGCGCAGCAATATATGCAAACTCACCCTGATTATGTTCCAGTCAATACCTATCGTGGAGAGGCGCCGCGCCTGCCTGGTGACATCAATCAGGACACGGGTTTAAAGACCATGAAGGGTGTCTCAAATCAAAATCCATGGATCACAAATAAAGGGTTCGTTCAGCAAATGCCCTGGCAACAACCGCAACAGCTGCAAAATCCATATCTGGCACCACAGCAAAGCGACCCGCATCCATATTTGCAGCCGTTCCAGCGAACAGACGCATATAACAAGGCAGTGAACGTAAACTGGGCGAGTGCTAATCAATCTGAGCAGGGTAACTGGGGCCAGCAGAGTATGCAAAATCCGTATGGCATGGGAAATACTTCGCAAAGTATGTATGGAAACCCAAACAATTTTCAAAATAACTTTCAACAGCGTGGCTTGCTTAATCAAGGACAACAAACTTCCACAAATACTCAAAATCGCTATGGATTGTTAAGCGCATATGGCACTCGTTAAAGTAGGGCAAGTGGGACAGTACGGCGTCAATAAAGACTTGTCACAGCATGAGTTGCCCGTCAATGCATGGACTGATGCCCGCAATATCCGTTTCCTTGATGGTTCTGCGTATCAATTTTATGGTCATGGTGAAGTCTATAATTTCCCAGTTGTGATTCCACAGTATGTATTTCCGGTAACTATATCGGGGAACCGTTACTGGTTGTATATGTCGGCTGGGAAATCTCACGCAGTTACTTATACCGCAGGGATAGTGACACACACGGACATAACGCATGCGACGGCCAGGTCTGGAGTGGTCAATCAATGGACGCATGCTCTATTGTCTGGTCTGCCAGTGGTGAATGTCGGCGATACTTCCAAAGTGCCAATGACTTGGGATTTGAATACTGCAAACAAATTTGTAGATCTGGTGAACTGGCCAGTGAATACTTATTGCAAGTCCTTACGGGCGTACAAAAATTTCCTTGTGGCCCTGAATGTTACCGTTTCTGGCGTCAATAAACCTTTTCTGGTGAAATGGTCTCATCCTGCAGATTCGGGGGCATTTCCATCGACGTGGGACTCGGCAGATCCTACCAAGGATGCTGGTGAAGCTGATCTTGCTGAGGCGATCAGTCCCATCGTGGATGGCTTGTCATTGCGAGATTCTTTCATCATCTATACTGAAAATTCTACGCACAGAATGGATTATGTTGGTGGCCAATCGGTATTCAGGTTCTCCAAGATCATGGGCATGTCAGGCATGTTAAACCGCAATTGTGCGGTAGAGTTTGACGGCTGGCACTTTGTCGTCACTGGCTCAGATGTTATCGTGCATGATGGGCAGTCTGCCACCTCTGTATTGGATAAGCAGACACGCAGATCATTTTTTCAAAACATTGATGTAACAAATCGGGGCCTGGTATTTTGCTTCAAGAATCCTTTCCTTAACGAGATTTATCTTGCTTACCCATCTATTGGAGCAAATTCGTGTGACAAGGCCATGGTGTATAACTTCGTAGATAAAACGGTGTCATTCCGGGATTTGCCAAGTGTCAACCATGCAAGTTACGGCTCGGTATCGACAGACTTAGGCGGAACATGGGCGCAAGATTCAGATTCTTGGGATTCCGATTTGACGTTTTGGAATGGACCCGACTATACCCCTGATTCTGCGCGCGTCCTCATGGCATCTAATGATATGAAACTGTACATGCTTGATGCCTCAGCAAGTTTTAATGGCGCTATACCTTCGGCATTTCTTGAGCGACGAGGGCTCTCGTTTGACACTGCTGAAAGTATCAAATGCATTAAGGGAATCAGGGCACGCATATCTGGAAACAACGGAAAAACCGTGATCATTAGTGTAGGTGGCGCTGACACACCTTATGTGGACCCGACCTATACAGATGTGACATACACCATAGGTTCAAGTGTCGCAACGGACCTGTTCGTCTCAGGTCGTTATATAGCCGTCAAATTTGCGACGGGGACAGCATTTCAATGGCGACTTGATTCTTTCGATTTCGATGTGGAAACAATGGGGGCGTGGTGAGAATATCTAATTTAGGCACCATTGCTTACGCCCCTGGGCAAGTACCTACAAACGCTGCAGAAATGCAGCGTTTTTTTATGTCTGAGCTACAAAAAATATCAGTGGCTATCAGTCTGAGTGGATTGGGACATCTGGACAAGACAAGCGTTGCTCCAGTCAAGCCCAGAGATGGTGACGTTCGTTATGCCGATGGCATAGCGTGGAACCCTGGTGCTGGAGTGGGAGTGTATTACTACAAAGGCGCAACATCTTCGTGGGTGTTGCTAGGTTAGAAATGGAGGTGCTGACACTGCTTGATCTGCACCTGCAGTATCAGCAGGAAAAGGATAAAGGAGCAGAAATGAAATTGCAGCGAACTCATGACATGAAAACAGTGAAAGAGATATTGTCTCATCCAGCGATATTTCCCCATATCCATGAAGATGGTTTAAAAGAAATCGAACCTCCTGATAGTGAAGAATTTCATTGGATATTGATTTCTGACCAAGAAGGTGCAGCTGGAGTTTACATGGTTCACTATCATAATCAGTCTTGTGTGGAAATGCATACGTGTCTGCTTCCCAGAATCTGGGGAGCAAAAGCGAATGATTCTGTCAAATTGCTGAGTGAGTACTTATTTCATCAACTTGGCGTAAGAAAAGTAATAACCAACGTGCCAGCTTACAACAAATTAGCACTCAGATTCGCAAAAACGAATGGAATGAAAATTGAAGGTATCAATCGTGAAAGCTATCTGAAAGATGGCAAATTGATTGACCAGATTATGCTCGGTATGACAAGAAAGGAATGGATATGCCAGTCGCAGGACCAGTGATAGCATCGGTAGCAGGTGCAGTAGTCAGTAACGCCATGAATAAGGGAGGATCGTCTTCATCGGCACCCAGCAGCCAAACCGTAAGAAATGAAGTTGACCCGCGTATGGCCGCGATGTTGTACGGCACGGGAAGAACGTTGAAAGAGGGGGCAAAATCAACAGGCATCGACGAGAACGGGCAACCCGTTTATGCAGACTCAGATTACACGGCGGGTACGCCAGGGTTGTTGAGCAGGTTCCAGGGGTATCTGGATCAGCCACAAAATGCAGGTTTGGCTATTTCTAATCAGGCCGCGGATAACTATGTTGGAAAATTTTCAGCTTACGATTTCGAGCAACAACGAAATAGTGCTTTGAATCTGATGAATAATCCCCTGACATCGCCTCACATGCTGGCGGCTTACAGCAATTATTCGAACCCCATGCAGGCAGCAATAAGCTTCGCGCCCAACGCTTACGCTGTTGAAAGCGCAAGAACGATGACTGCAGCACCCGCAGCACAGATCAACGCACCCAGTCAAAACGATTTAAATCTTAATCCTGCGTTGGGAAACTTAATTTATGGTGAACAAGGAAATAACCCTTACCTTGCTGGTGCTATTCAAAAAGGTTTGAACCAGAGTTCTGCAAATTTTCAAAATCTCAAAGATGACATGTTAACCAGTTTCAAGCAGGATTTGCTACCATCGATCCGTGGAGATGCTATTGTCAATGGCCAATATGGCGGCTCCCGACAAGGTTTGGCGGAAGGCAAGGCAGCTGATTCGCTGACGCGCAATTTGACGCGCACGTTATCTCAGGTCGCTCAAAATCAAACTGATGCAGCGGTCCAGGCACAGGCGCAACAATATGCACAAGACCGCCAAAATCAACTCACCGCTGCCATGGGTTTATCTAACCAGCAATATGGCGTGTCAGGTGCAAATGCTGCAGCGACAAATCAAGTTAACCTCGCGAATGCAGGCATGATTAATCAAGGCAATCAATTCAATGCCAATTCAATTAATCAGTCACAACAACAAGCATATCAAGCCATGGCCAATTCATTTTTGCAAAATGCTCAGTTGCAACAGCAAGCAAACATGACTAACTACCAGGGTGATCAACAAATGAATCTTGCCAACCTGAATAATCGTCAACAGGCCAACATGCAGAATGGCGCATGGCAGCTAAGTACGAACCAGTTGAATAGCCAGAACATGGCAGCAGGTGCCGGTTTGCTTGGTGGAATACAGAACAATATTTATAATCAAGCCATGAATGCGAATGATACTGGTATCAATCGAGCTATGAAAGTGAATAACCTGATCGCACCTTATGCGAATCTTGGCAGTACGCAAACTACCAATGCAACTGCGCCGATGTATCAAAACCAGGGTGCAAATCTCCTGGGCGGTGCGCTGGCAGGGCTTAATTTGTACAAACAATTCAGCGCCGCAAATACACCTGCCAATGCTGGTAGTGGATCATAATAATTGCAAATTAAGACTGACATGATGTCTATTCTTGTCAGTCGGGCCTCATTACGATTGCCAGGAAAATTCATGCAATGTCGTTTCAATTGCGGCTATCCAATGGTGCGCTGGATTACTACCTCGCAGAATAAAACCAGAGTACTCGCAGTTATTAAGTACTCAATACAATAAATAATGTGCCCGGTATGCCAGGCACTACCTAATAGCTATACCAGGATATTTGAACTTTAAGGACTATTATGGGATTACTCGATCTATTTTCCAACAGTGAAAATGATGCGCAGTCGCAAGCACAAATGGCAATGGCCGCCGCCTTGCTACAAGCTGGTGGCCCGTCTCGTACACCTATTTCCATGGGGCAGGCCTTGGGTGGGGCAATGCAGAGCTATCAACAAACATTGCAAAGTGCGAAAGACCGACAACTGCAACAAGATGTATTGCGCAGCAGAGCGGCTTTTGACAATGCCAGGTTACCGTCAGCGATGCCGCAGCAAATAAAACAGTCAACAGCCGGATTCTCTTTGCCACTCAATCTTGATTCATGGCGACGCGCTTTGCAAGATGATCCGACGAAATCATATCTAGGTGGCAGAAAATATTTTCCTGACATGCCCCCTTTAATAAGTGATGCTCTCGAGGTAAATACGTCGGACAATTATTCTCCATCTTTGTGTCGTCGTTGACGGCAACTCACTCAGGTTGTTAAAAAACCCGTGGTCCAATGTCAGTTGAAAATAATAAGATCAAATATAAAGCTGACACGTCTGAGCTAGATCATTTAATAAATAACCCGCTTCGGCGGGTTATTTATTTTGAATTGAGTTCACGCTCTTTCAGTGCAAATTTAAATTAAGCCAGCATTTGGTATTGGCTTGAGTATTTTACAAGCATCAAATCTTCAGATGGCCGGATACGGAAATATCGTTCCTGAAATTAAAAAATCATCAAGGAATCCTTATATGAAACTACCAGATCATGCTGAAACTGCCGCAAGTCATGTGGCAGAAGCGATTGCCAGCAATCCCAAGACCGCGCTCGCTGTGCCAGCGATCACCACAGCAATAGCACCTTTGACTTCGATTGCCGAGATACAAGGTTACTTATCCATTGCATCTATGCTGATCGGTATAGGCATTTCACTGATCCTGCTGCGTCAGCGCTGGATTAGCCTGCAAACCGCAGAAATTGAAAGACAAGAAGCAGAACAACGCTGGAAAGAGCATCAACATGAATAATTTTGACATTTGCATTACCCCCATACTCAAAAATGAAGGTGGCATCAGCAATCACCCTTTGGATGCAGGCAAACTCACCAAATATGGCATCAGCCAGCGGAGCTACCCCAAACTGGATATCGCGGCACTCACGGCAGAACAGGCCAAGTCACTTTATAAGCGTGATTTTTGGGATGCCAACCAATTGGATCAATTTCCTCTCATAGTCGCATTTGAATTCTTTGACTGTGCGGTCAACTGCGGAGCAGGCACGGCAGCGAGATTGTTACAACGTGCCGTCGGTGTGGCTGAAGACGGTATCGTCGGCCCCATCACTCTGGCAGCAATTGGCAAACTCAATGCTGACAAACTGGCCAAGCGCATGCTGGCTCACCGCATGCAGTTCTACACGAAATTATCCAACTGGCCCAGCTTTGGCGCAGGTTGGGTCAACCGACTAGCAAACAATGTTTTATGGGAGAGCAATCATGTTTGAAAAAATCAATGCAGTTATCAATCTTTTTCGCAAAGGCAGTGAGGTCAGCAATGTCGAACTCTGGAAAAACGGCGGCATCTCAGTCGCCGCCCTGGCGGCAGCATTGGGTGCGCTGGCACAATTCGGTGATGCATTTGGCATCCACTTGGCCATCACGTCAGAACAGCTCAATGGTATTGCTATTGGTGTCGTCAGTTTTGTTGGCGTCGTGCTCCCAGTTATCACCTCTAAAAGAGCCGGCTTACTGCCAGCAAAAGCAGGGCAACCAACTCCAATCGAAGATCATAGCTTCATGGACAACATGCCAGCAATATCAGCACCGGTGGCAACGACCACCTTGCCGCACCAGTCTGACACCGCAATTGTCGACAGCGACAACCCGCTTGCCGGGCTCGACACCACATTCCGTGGCTGATTCAGCCCGCGGCTATCTCAATTCAACCGATGGCGTCACACTGAAATATGCATGTCAATTGAAAGGAAAAACCATGCTGCAAATAGCCGCAACCACATTGCAAATCATCAGCTTTCTGGCTGAGCACAAAGAACAGATCAAGAAGCTGATACTCGACATAGAAAGCCTGATCCCTGCGACGCCAGGCAACAGCAAGGCTCTGATCATACGCAATTTCATCGCCACCAGTCTGAATGTGGAAGCACTAATTGAACAAGCCTGGCCTTTCGTCAATGGCTTGTTCAGCGATCTGGTCGCAACGACCAAACGGCCAGGTTAGACAACTAATTTTCGAAGCATAGAGAGAAAGAGGCTGCCCGGTTTTGGGTAGCCTCTTTTTTTTACAAAAAAATTAGCGTTTTATTGAGAGCTATGCATACGCACCGACAAGAACAGGCGTAGCGAATTCATTTTTAGACGGAAAAAAGCAATGGTAAATTTTCAAAGAATTTTTGGAGAAGATGGACTTCCCTATCTCATTGATACATCAAATGAAGGGGCTAATGAAAGTTATTTTCCTTGGAGTACTGGCAATGATGATCTCGAACTAAGGTCAGATCCCCCGCCATTTTCTCGTGGCATGGGTATAGATTTTGGTTACGGGCAAGATATGGCTCGTTTCAGGGAATTTCGACCGGAACGCCTGGAGCTAACTGGCGCAATATCTGACCCGGGTGAATTGGCGAAATCAGATTTTCTGCGTGCAGAGAAGACTGGATATCGGGATGGTGATTTTGCGAGGCGTGACTCGGGTTTTAGTAATGATGCTCCAGTTTTTATGCAGGAATTAAAAAACTTCGGAGATGCCAGGTCTTTGGATAGATATCTGGGAGGGCCGGGAGACGTTGGTAGCACGCGAGAGTTGAAATTTAACGGGATGATTACCCAGGCTCGCATTGATCCAGGATTTACACAAAAAATTAGAGCTAAACAAGGCTTGTTGGGGCGAATTTCGGCGAGACTGGGATTGAATGACGAGCCTGAAGAAGTCGTTATGAGTTATGCCTTGCCTAAGGCGTCTAAATATTCGGATCTGAACGCAAAGAGAAATCCTAGCACTAGAAATTTAGAAGACGATATTAAGAAAAATGATTTCTATAAAAACGCAGAAGAACAGTGTGTTCCAATTGGCGTGTACTCAGCTGGCATCACAAATAGTCCTTTGCAGTCGTATTCAATGGGGCGATCTTTGGCTGAGGAACTTGAATTGCAGGGAACGCCATATATTATGACTAACGCATATAACGCCACTCATGGGAAAGTGCGGGATGGGATTGAATCAGCGTTGGAAAAAATGGGCATGACAAGCAACGCTGAAATTGGGACTCGTCTGGCAATTGAAGAAGCAATTGCTCACAATAAAAAACTCAAGGCTTGTTGGGGCGACGATGTTAAAACAAAAGTATTTGGGCATAGCCAAGGTACCATCATAGCAAATAAAGCGGTTGGTGCGCTTGATGATGACCAAAGGGCCAATGTCGACCTTGTGAACCTGGCACCAGCTACAGCTTATGTCCCTGCAGGTTTGAATTCCTTTAACGGTGTTGGAAATATCAACGACACTGTCTACCGAAATTTTGGACGAAATTTCATGACCTCCGGAGGCATACAGGCATCCGATAACTTTAAGAAAAGCAATCTTCAGAGGCCCGGTTCTTACCAATTTCATGAAGTTAATTTTAGAGTTGCCAGAGATGGCCAATTGTTGAAAGATAATGCGAATCACAGTCTCCCGTACTATCTGTGCAATTCTGAAACCCGTCAAAAATTGCGTTGGCCTCAATTAACTGATGAGCAAGAAGCAGATTGTAGATTGGCTCCATGGGTAGACACAGAGTAGAACATTGAGTCGAATGTGAAATTGGAAATCGACCAAGTCAAACCTTTTCGTCAGCGTCTGATTTAATTATCTGATTGCGGATAACAATGGCCCTTGCTAGACAAAGAATTTGCGAAGCAAATCGAGAAAGAGGCTGCCGAACTAGGGCTGCCTCTTTTTTTACAAAAACTAGCGCTTTATTGATAGCTTTGCACAGGTATAGGCAAGAGCAGGCCTAGCGAACTCATCTTAAGAAAGAAATTAACAATGACAAATTTCCAAAGAATTTTTGGAGATGATGGACTCCCTTATCTCATCGATACATCAAGTAAAGGGGAAAATAAAAGTTATTTTCCATGGAATTCTGGCAATGACGATCTCGAACTAAGGTCAGAGCCGCCACCATTTTCTCGTGGCATGGGTATGGAATTCGGTTATGGACAAGATATGGCTCGTTTCAGAGATTTTGAACCAAGTGCCCCTGATTCAATTGACGCGATACTTGATTCAAGAGAGTTGGCGACGTCAGATTTTCTGCGTGCAGAAAAGGCGGGCTATCATGAAGGTGATTTTGACCTTTACGACTTCGCCGCACCAGACAATCGATTTGGTCGGGCTGCTTTGCAGGAGAGAAAAAAGTCCACTCCCATGAAGAAAGTAATGCAGCAGAGAAAAGAGGAGAGCGCACGAGATAGGCAGCTCCTTCCAGTGAATACAACTGCTGATATGTCGCTCTATTCTATGCCTTCGTCCGGCAATGGCATTGCTGGCATTGATAAAGGGGCTAGTAATCGTGGACTCCTCAATCAGGAAGATATGCGCATGATGCCAAGGTATTACACGGCATTTCCGAGTCAAAAGCCTGGTCATGTATATAGCCCGCACCTTAATCGTCAAGATATTGTCAATTTTTATTCAGGAAAATGGGACGGTTTGAAAAGTGGAGCACAGGACCTGATTGATGGGATACCGAAAATTCCATCCGCATTAGGTGCCATGGTCAACGATTTTCCAACTGTTTCTATTGAAGGTGGTAAGCGCATGCAAGATGAGCAGCGCCGAGCATTTCTGGACGCAAGAAGCGGTGATTTCAGAACCGCAGGTATTGAGGAAGGGCGTGTTCAAGGAAGTTCATTAGCTGGCACGGCATTGGGCTTTGGCGTTGGCAAGACCTTGAGCTTAGGTGCTCAGTCGGTAAATGCTATACGACGAGCCAATATAATTGCAGCTCAGGAGAAAAAATTAATCAACGCTGAAAGAATTGCTAATAATTTCGGTGCTGATAGTGGATATGAACCATATGTATATTCATTGCTTGCTACACCAGGCACCAAGGACTTGATGGCAAATATTTCAAATCCTCTTTTACTATACGGTCATGTTGGATACAGTTTTGATCGGGGTAATACGATATATGGTCACGGCCCTAAAATAGTGAGTGACATAGAAAATGCAGGAGCAAGGCTGCGAAAAGGAGAGGTCGTTCCCGGTATCATAAATAAAGATAAGGAGTTTTTTGAGAGTGCATTGGAAAGTAAGCTGCAAGCTCGAGGTGGCTTAGGTAAGCAGACAGTATATAAGCTAGACCTTCCCGTTACACGTCCACAATTTGAATTTGCGCAACAGCTTCATAACTCACGCGGTGTGGGAGTTACATTGCCTGAGTTTCCTTATTCATTTAAGCCTGGAGGTGGTAGGCAAGGTCCGTATAATTGCGCAACATATCCAGCAAGTTTGGGTCTGCCAATACCGGAAAATTCAGGTACACTTTTGAAATATATTCCGAAAATGATTGACGCTGGCGCTGTGCCCTGGAAGTAA